TAATGGCGTAGAGGGAGGGCATTATTCCAAAAAATGATAGCTCAAGTATTGTTATCCATAAAAAGCTTGTATAGCTAAGAGGGGTGGTAATAGATACTGGGGTTATCTTAACAGCATAATATACACAAAGCTGTGTTATACCAGAGGATGCGCCCCCTAAGATTAGCGGCAACCAATGATTCATATGAATAGGTTCCCACCCAATAATTATAAAAGGCAGCAAACAAATACACATGAACACATTTGGATATAAGGACATCAATAAGACGTGGTCTTTGTTGTATTTTCGAATGATAATCTTTTTAGTGGAGGCAATAATCGCCCCTAATAATACTATGACGCTCCCAATATTAAACGTTAGCTCTGGTCTTAAAGCAATGATAATTCCTAGGACAGAGAAAGTCATTGCAATCACCTTTGGGAGACTCACCTTCTCTTTTAATACAAAGATGCCCATATAGACGATAAAGATACCTTCACTATATCCAAGTACATATATATCGCTGAGCTTAAGTATCTTGTAAGCATATAAAAATAGTAAGGTAGCTGAGAAATTAACAATGCAATGAGCAAGCCTAGCTATTGGTTGTTTTGCAATGAATTTATCCTTTATGTTTCCAAGGTAGAAGATAAGCCCTAAGATTGGAATCATCTTCATGAAGGCCCGTATACCTACCATTTGAAGAAATGGATAATTGGGGAGCGCTATGTTCTTGAATGATAGGTCTGATATAACCGCTAAGAATATCCCAAATATCATCAACAATGGGCCTTTGTATCTATTCATCAATCTTTCCGTATATTATCAATGATTCTACGTAGGAATTCTCTGTCTTGAGTGAATATAGGCGGCTCAACCCTTTCCCACCCACTTTCTAACCTAATGATGCAGCGGCCTCTTTTAGAGCCAATGGCATAATTATTCCAATTTTGTCCTTTCTGAAATATCATTTCTTGTAATTGATCTACTTTCTTTCCAATCAATTCCTCATGCGAATATAAACTTCGAGCCACCATTTGTATACTATTCTTGGTCGCATCTTTTTGCCGCCATATGAAATAATTCTCAACTTCGACCGGGTCTGGAATAATGAACGCCCGCGCATCAAATGATGCAACATCATCAACAATAGATAACTTGTTGAATATACCAGTTGCTAAGCTAGCTGAAACGCTTACTATTTTCTGAAGATTTCCATTAAACCACATTTCTGTATTAATTGTGTCAAAATCTGCTAATAGCAAATTGATTTCATCGGATTGAATAAAGGCTAGTTTTGCACATTGAATTTCTCTACAAAGAAATTTCGCCGTGTAATCCATTGAGTCCATAACCTTGCAGTCAAATGGCTTATCACAATTTTGTAAGAGTTTGTGAAACCCTTTTCCATCAATACGGATAATCGTATAAGTTCGTCTTGGAAGTTTAAATCGATACCTGTCCTCATATTGTGATTTAATTCTATCACCAATGCTATCCTTCATTATTTACTCCAATCTTCTAATACCTTTCTTGCTATTTCATTCAACCTCACCAAGAATTCTTGAAAATTATACGTCTCATGTAAAAAAACCTCAGATGTTGTTTACTAAGATTCATTCCATACCCCATTACGTTCTACGTAGAACGTTATTTGTTAATCAAATAACTCAACCATAAGCTTTGCCGCTTCTTCGACAGAATACGAAAATACAAATATAAAGCTTCTTGGACTTTCTGGATATATTTGAAAGTTTTCCATAAATCCCAGGCGATAGAATATAGACCGCAATACCAATTCTCTACCAATTTTAAAATATTGGTATCAAAAATTTACCAAAGCTTATTAAATGCCCAGGACCAGACTTGAACCGGCACGGATGATTAGTCCGAGGGATTTTAAGTCCCTTGCGTCTACCAATTTCGCCACCCGGGCATAGAACACTTATCTAATCATGTTCGTTTAACCTTGGTCCAGGATTTTCGTTTTTAAGCATACTTTTCACAAGATGCAAAGATGCCTGCGCAACCTCCTTTGTTTTCTTCCCTTTTGGCGAATACATGTTCTTCAACAATTCCTTTGTTTCCTCGCAGGTCACATGCTGTCGTTTCATTATACCCATTTGATTATCTCCACTAGGGGCAGGCCGCTTGCTATTCAACCTATGCCTTAGATATCCACCAGGATTTCTGATGGTTTCAGTTTGCTTGTTCATTAACTCAAGTTCGCTTGCTATCCTAGCATAACCAAAGTGATTTAACCAAAATATAGCGTCGTTCTTAAATACGCCATGATTTATCAATTGCTGGATTAGCTCCCACTTATTCACAGTCTTAATCTCCTCATCATTACCATGATGTTTAATGGATCTTACTAATGGATAGGTAGCAGCCAGTTCTATAGGGGGGGTAGCAGCCAGTTCTATAGGGGGGGGTACCTCGGAAATACCCTTGGAACACTTATCCACAATATCTGTGGGTAACTTTTTAGCCTCAAACTTAACAACCTCTCCCCGCTTCTTGAATATAGAAAGGTTGATTTGATACTCCGTTGCACGATGCTGACTTGGGATAGCATCCCTAACCTTAATGAGATAATCCTTATCTACAAGTGATTTAACTAAATCCGTTAAATGTCGGCGAGATAGTTTTACGCTCTTCGCAATCCTAGCTAGACTTGGATAAACAGAGCTTCCGTCATCCGATGCAAATCCTGCCATCCTTTCTAATACATGCGACTCAGAGCTAGTTAAGCTGTTCTCGTCATTCCAAATTAAATTTAACAATCTCATGCTCATAACTTACTCCCAACATTTATCCTGTAAGTGTCACTCGAATTCTCTGAAGCGACTTTGGAAAGATAACCTTTCTTAGTTAATGATTTAACTAAAATTGATATTAAGCGACGCGAAAGTCCGATTTCTTTTTCGACCTTGCTTGCGGTTGGGCATACTAAATCATCATCAGATGAAAATTTAGCCATTACTTCTAAAGTATTCTTTTCAGAATCTGTTAGTTCTCGATTCATACTACTTACTCCATCGGTGTATTTTTGATCCATCAATCTCCGGCAACTATATAGCTAACTTATATCTCAAAAAATAATATACAAATTGCTTGAATATCTTTTTTGGAAATGTTATTAATTAGATACCTAGAGGCTGATAGCTTTGGTATTTTGAATTAGTGTTATTAGTTCATATGTACTCCTTCTTTTTTGTTTGCTGTTGTTGAGTTCATTCCACCTTCTTCTCCTTTTGGGCGGGATGATGACAATGCGAACTGATAGTTAAAAGAACTACAGCTGCTAGGCTTGACACGTCTGTTAAACGAAAAGACGGGCACAGGTAAGCGAACCTTATTTGTGCCCATTTTTTTTGTCTGCATCTTGATCCCTTTCGCTTGAATAGCGGGATTCATAGACTACCATTTCTTAAATGCGCGATGCAAAATATTATTGCATCCAAGCCGTAATACTTTTCAAACCAAACCGCTTTTTATGTGAACTATTTACAAACCTCACTTGTACTATTACACTGTTCTATAGTCATAGATGTATTGGTTTCTTGAAAAGGTTCCAATTATGACACCAAGGAAGAATGGTTTTTTGTAATGAATGCCCATATTTTTTACAAGGATAAAATCATTCTTCCTTAAACCTGTTGTAGGGACGCGATGGTTAGCGTTTCAAGGTGCAAGGATTGGCAGTGTCCACTTTCCCATTCAATACATTCAATCCACAGCAAATGCCAGGAATGAATCCTGAAGGTCAGGAGTTCCCAGGCTTTCCTCCTATGGATATGCCACAAGAAGAGAATCCGCAAGAAGAGGATGCTCCATTAGAACAAAAGCAGGATTTCTATGCGAACCTTGCTGAAGATATGGACAAGAGCGTCCTTAAGCGACTGGCTACTCAATTATTAGAAAATATCGAAAATGATGATTCCGCTAGAGAGGGTTGGTTAAAAACCATTAATGTTGGATTGAGATACCTAGGTTGGAAAGTGGAAGAATCTAGAAATACTCCATTCATGAACGCTTGTTCTGCTTACGATACAAGTATGTCAACCGCCTTAATAAATGCTTACTCTGTTATATATGCGGAGTTGTTCCCAGCTTCAGGGCCTGCTAGATCTGAAATCATTGGTATCCCCACACAAGAAACTGAAGATCAAGGAGAGCGCGTAAAGCTCTTTATCAATAACTTTTTAACTAATATTAATAGAGATTACTACCCAGACTCTCGAACATTGGTCATGTATGTCGTGTTTTGCGGGAGTGGGTTCAGGAAGGTTTATCAAGATCCAATCTTGAATCAACCAGATTTAAAGTTCATTAAACCTCAAGATTTCATTGTTAACCCAAATACTACGAGCTTAATGTCATCAGACAGGATGAGCCATAAAGTCTTCTTATCACGCAAAGACGTTATGTTACGTCAGTTAAGCGGTGAGTTTGTTGAAGATGCGTTGCCTGCCGTCATTGAAGAAAATCAAATGGATAAGAAGTCGATACAAAAAACCATTGAGAAGATGGATGGCGTTCAACCTGATACGACTGAGAATAAGAGCTTATTTATATTCTATGAGACGCATGTTGATTTAACAGATGAAGACATAAATTCCGGCAGAATAAGTAGAGAAAAAAGTAGTGACGAACTCCCTAAGCCTTACATTGTAATGATTTGTGAAGTCACTAAGACCATTGTTTCTATAAAAAGAAACTGGAAAGAAGGAGATAACACATACCATAGAGCTGAATACTTTGTGCCTTATATGTACTTACCAGGTTTCGGCATCTATGGAACAGGATTGGCACATTTAATGGGCTCAAACTCAATTGTGTTGAGTAACGTGCTTAGGCAATTAATGGACGCAGGGACACTTAAGAATTTTCCGGGTGGTCTCAAGGTTTCTGGTCTTAAGATTGAGACGAACGATTTAGCTATAGGTCCCGCTGAATTTAGGGAGATTGAAACTGGCGGGTTACCCATTCAGCAATGCGTGATGTTGATGCCATATGCAGAACCTTCAACGGTTTTAATGCAATTGCGCACTGACTTGATGATGCAGAGTGCCAAAAATGGAATGGCGGCTGATGTGCAAGTCCCAGAACTTGGCACGAATGCCCCAGTTGGAACGACATTATCAATGATTGAGGTTAATGGTCGTGCACAGTCAACCGTTCTGCGTTCCTTTAGGAACTCGCTAAGCCATGAGCTAAAACTTTTATTCAATCTATTTGGTGATCATCTAGAAGATAAGCCTTATACGTTTTCTGTTCCTGGAAAAGAAACGGCTATTATGAGAGCCGATTTCAATGAAAAGGTAAACATTGTTCCAGTTTCAGATCCAAACGTCTTAACCAGTACTCATCGTCTATTAAGGGCAGAAGCTATTTACAAGATAGCGAGTTCGGCACCTCAAATCTACAACATGCGTGAAATCAATAAGATGATGTTACATGCCATGAATGTAGACAATATAGACAAGCTTTTGATTGAAGAGCCGCAGCCTGTTGTGTTGGACGCCATGAGCGAAAACATGAATATTTTGGCTGGGAAGCCGGTGATGGTTAATGCTCAGCAAGACCACAAGTCTCACAAACCTATTCATACTGCATTTGCCTTAGAAATGAAACAATCTGGGAATCTTGCGTCATATGCTTCAGCTATAGAACATGAACAAATGCATAAAGCAATGGAAGCGGCAGAGATGTTGATTCAGCAGAAGGTTCATCAGCAGGTTCAGCAGCAAATTGAATCGGGTCAAATCCATCCTGCCTTTGCTGATAAGGTTTTTGAACAAATGCATTCCCAGGCGATGCAACAATTATCTCAGACGCCAGCACCACAACTATTGCAAGACATGGAGATTCAGAACGCGGTCTCTAAGATGGATGCGGAGGAATTGGCGCAGCAGCAACAGCAAATGCAGCAACAGCAACAACAAATACAAGAACTTCAGCAAGTTCCAAACAAGATCATGATGGAAGACATTAACCAAAGAAAAGAAGCTGCTCACCTTAAGAATGATGAGACGAAATTGAAAGTCGAGGAGGATGCTTTTAAGGCGCAACTGCACTTTGAGAGCGAGAAAGCGAAACTGGAAGCGCAAAAGGATATGGCTACAGACAAGCATCTTGTTGATATAGCCATTGCCGAAATGAAACAGAATCCAACACGTAATCCTGAGGGGTATTAGTCATGAGTGAATTTGGTAAGAGTGGATATCACGGCCCAGACTCCATGAGAGAGAAAGCTGAAAAGATTTTCAGAGAATCCGGTGAAATGAAAGAGATATCTAGAGTGGTTCCAGGAAGCTATTCAGCGCGTAGTCGTGACAAAACACGGTTTTATGCAAAGGGTGGACATGTTGAGGAGGGTTCCCATTGTCACAAGATGGAGAAATCCCAGTATGACATGAAGATTCCTCGTATTACAAAAACACCCGTAGTAAACGTTGAGAATTTTGAAAAAGCAAGCCGAATGAGAAAAGGCGGGAAGGTTCATAAGAAGGCCGATGGTGGTCTGATGCAGAATGCCTACGAGAGCAACATGGCTAACAATGCATTGAACTCAATGAACCCGGCTGTAATGAATGCGCCTAATGCTGCAATGAAGAGAGGCGGCAAGGTTCGCAAGAAGGCGGGTGGTGGAGAAGCCGCGCAATTTCGAAAGATGGTTGAGGCTCCTACTGTTGGAATGAGACCCATGAAGAAGGGCGGTTCTACTAAGAAGAAAGCCGAAGGTGGAAAGATGGCAGGTTATGCCCGTGGTGGAAATGTTTATGAAAGAGATATGGAGGGTGAACATCATCATTCTTCTAACCACTATAGGGATTACTTGGCTGAAATGCGTGGTGAACATGGTGAACATGCAGCTCACGATCATTCCCATATTGGAAAATCTAAAGGAACACCTTATGCAGAAGGTGGATATGCCATGGGTGGCGTTGGAAAGATTCGTCATAAGGAATCGACGAAATCAGGTAAGCAAACAGGGGGAAAAGGCTCAAAGGGCTCACCTTTTGCTTAATTGTGTAAAGCGTTACAAGGACGGTGCCCTGCTTTACGCAAATGGAGTTGTGTAGAGCAGGGTTAACAGGGATGTTTATGTCGATATTTAATTATGTGGACGAATTGCTTTTGAGATTGAGGGATAGAGATAAGGTGTATGCAGATACACTATTAAATACTATTTTTCAGTCTTTAGAGGAGCAGAAGATGACTAAAGGAAAGAGAGAGGGAGTTAGGGATGCGATAAATGTCGTATTGCAATTAAATAAGGATTTTTTTGAGTCAAAGAGTTTAAAACCAGAACTAAGGGAGTATGGAAATAATGAAGTTTACTGATAGACGAGGACAAGGAAATAAGAATTTTGTCCTTCCAAAGAAGGAAGAGATTAAAAAGACCGCTTTAGAGATAGAACAAGAGAATCAGAGAGCCATGCAAGAACATTTGGACATGATTCGACAAGAAGAATTGCGTTTGAATGGAATTGAAGCGTCTAGAGCAAGATGTCTGGATTCTTTTAGATTATCTCCCCGCTTACAAAAGCTGAGCTTTATAGAAGAGCATGAAGAAGCTGAAGCCATTCGACAGATAGAGGAATTATTAGGGTTTGAGAGACCGCGCGTCTGCGGGTACATGATTACCGTTAAGATTTATGTGCGAGATGAAGATGTTGGAAAGCTTTTAGACAAAGACGGTCGCGAGACTCTCTTATATGCGCCAGCAAAAGTCTCGGCGCACGACAAGTATAGAAACTGTAGTGGATTGGTGCTTTCTATAGGACCCATTGCTTATAAGGACCCTAAATTCATGGGTGTGCCATGGTGTAAGGTTGGCGATTGGGTAATGATTGCCAGGAATGGAGGGCCGCAAGTCAATTATAGGGGAATTCCTGTAACCACTATTCCTGACGATAACATTTACTGGACTTTAGAATGCCCAACTCATGTAACCAGAGATTAAAGGGGTAATAAGGTAATTTGAACTAAACGATGACAGGGTGTCGTCGTTTAAACGGATTTTACAAAACATTATGGAGGATGAACATGTCTGTAGAATACAAACAAGAGTTTCAGGTTGATAACGTAAGTAACCCAATGAAGCGGGAAGTGTTCGACGAAAATGATATGCGTCATTTTCAAGAAGACGGTCAACCAGAAAATGAAATACATGAAGAGCCTGAAATAGAGGAAGAGGCTTTCGAAGAAGAGCAACCGGAAGAAGAATCCGTAGAGGCTTCTGGTGAAGAACAGAAGAAACGTCAGAAAAGAGATCCGGCCAACGCCAGGATCAATCAACTTCAAAGACAGCGGTACGCTGCCTTGCATGAGAGTGAACGCTTAAGGGATGAAAACGAGCGTCTAAAGCGTCTTGCTACCCTTACTACAGATATAGCTACTAAGCATTATGAAGAGAGTATTTCTCAACGAATGCAACAAGCCATAACTCTCAAAAAACAAGCTGTTGAAAGCGGAGATGTTGAAGCTCAAGCTAAGGCCGAGACTGATTATCTTGACGCAATGATTGACTATAAGACACACAATACTTCGAAAGCAAGAGAAGCCCTTCAGGCACAAGAGGCAGCATACCAAGGCCCTTCTCATACTGTTGGCCCAATCGTTAATGAACGTGAAGCCAGAAGTTGGATAGAACGTAATCCTTGGGCAAATCCAAATACTGAAGATTATGACGCACAACTGTTTCAGTTAGCAGATAGTGCCGCCTCTCAATTGGATTTGTATTGCTATCAGAATGGAAATCAACATTTGATTCAGTCTCCTGAATATTTTAGGGAATTGGATAATTATGTTAATCAGGCGCGTCAGTCGATGGAATCACAACGCGCACAATCTCATGGAAGGAGTCAAATACCGATGCGTCAATCTACGAGAAGTCCTGTAATGCCTGTTAGAGGAAGCAACAATGCGCAATCTAGCGGAAGGCAGAAAATACAGCTTAATAGTGCTCAGAAAGAAATGGCTCGTTCATTAGGGGTAACGGATGAAGCTTATGCAAAAGATTTTAAAGAGAAATACACACGGATGGGAGGATGATATGGTAATTGAAAAAAGCGAACGAGCTGAACGAAAATCACGATCTGATGCAATGCGAGAACTAGAGACTCGTATTTCACAATTGCGAAAAGGCTATCAGATGAATGGAAGAGATCCCCTTTACATCCCAAAGGAAGTTATACCAGAAGGGTGGGAATATCATTGGGGTCGCATGAGCTATGACGGTGGTAGACCAGATATGGCACGAGAACTGGAACTTAATCGTTGTGGTTGGACGCCCGTTCCTCCTGAACGTCATCCAGATTTAGTGCCAAAAGATTACACAGGCAGGGCTCACCAGGCACTCGCCGTTATCTTGATTAATGGATTGATGCTATTAGAGAGACCAGAGATATTTGGTATAGAAGATAGACAGAGGCGTTCTCGCGGTAATTATGAACAACTTACCTCTATTAAGGGGTTGAAGAACTTCTTAGGAGATAACGAAGACGTTCCAGGCCTACAGATTAACAATTCTTTAGACTTCACTCATGAAAAGGGAGTTGTTGGAAGGAGAGTCTTGTCGCCGAATACAACATTCTAGAACTAAAGCCAATGGTGTGAACTATTGGCTTTTTTTATTTTATGTTATACTTGTTTCGTGATAGGTGTTATCTATATTGAGTTGCAAAGGCTTTCTTCTCGCGAATTGAGCTGACGGATAGGATCCGTTCAGGTTGAAGTAGATAACACAGATTACATCGAGTGTACCAAATCTCGTTAAATAAGGTAGCGGTAACCATACCCCCCTCGTGCCAAACACACGTTAAATCAAAGCGGACCTGAGCTTTAAAACGGTCGGACAGTGACGTCCAAAGTAGTACTTAAATGGATTTAACGAGGTGTTTATGAGTCTTGGTTATAACGCTCCACGCGGTCTAATTCCTAGTCAATATTTGAATGGGTCTTCTTGGACCGGTCAAACTTCTCCTTACTACATAATTTCTGGTTTAGCGGCAACTCTTAATACTGGCGATCCAGTTTATTGGGATAACGCTACTGGCGGTATTACATTAGCAACTGCTGGAAGTACAAATCTCATTCTTGGTTCATTCCAGGGATGCAGATATACAGATTCAAGCGGTGTTACACAATTCTCCCCTAGATGGACAACTGGAACAGCAACTCTTGGCGCGGTTCCAGCTGAAGCGTTCGTGTGTGACGATCCAAATATTTTATTCAATGTCCAAATCGCATCCGGCGCGGGCGGAACAGTAGCCGCTCCATCGATTGCCCTTGCTAATTTAGGTTTAAACGTAAATCTAAACGTTGCGCAAGGGACTGCTTACAACGCAGTTAATGGTGTTGTGCCTGCTGCTAACCCTGCGGCTAGCACCCCTCTTAACGGGCAATCTGTTTGGTATCTGGATTCCAATTCACCAATCGGAACCGGCGTTACTCTGCAAATGAAAATTATCAGATTTACACCTATTCCTGGAAACATTGCTGGATTGGTATTTAATAATGCGCTGTGCCTAATAAACACACACGCACTCTTAAGACCATCAGTTGGATATTAAAGATTTATAGGGCATTGAAGCCCGTAGTAATTACAAGGAGTTTTAGTATGGCGATTAACTCATCTCAAATCGCGTCGCTTTTGCGACCTGGTCTCTCGGCCGTGTTTGGTGATTACCAATTCTACCCAAGTCAATGGACTGAATTATTTGAGACCTATGAGTCTGATAAGGCAGTTGAATACGAAACAGAAATGAGAATGCTAGGCCTCGGTCAAATCAGAGCTGAGGGTGCACCAACCGCTAGTGACGTGATGGGTCAGCGCGTTATCTCGACCTATATCAATAGATATGTTGCCTTGCAGTTCCAAATCACGCGCGCCGCGATTATGGACAACCTGTACAAGACAAAATTCCCATTAATGGTTAAGGCTCTTAAAAAGTCTATGGCCCAAACAAAGGACGTTTTAGCTGCCTCTGTTTTCAATAATGCCTTTGACACCGCCTTTGCGGGTGGAGATGGCAAGCCACTTTGTTCGACAACTCACCCAATCGACACAGGCGTTTATGCAAATGCGCCAGCCGTTAGCGTGGACTTGAATGAAGCTTCTTTGGAAAGCGCTTTGATTACAACTCAGCAGTTCAAAGACCAAGCGGGTTTGATTGTTATGACAAAGGCTCAAAAACTAGCCGTTGCTCCTCAAGGTCAATTTGTAAGTGAGCGTTTGTTGGGATCAGCCTTCAGAACAAACACTCCGAATAATGACGTTTCGGCCATTTATAACGGTTCTTACCTGCCAAAAGGCTGGGTATGTAATCAGTACTTTACATCACCTAACGCTTGGTTCTTGTTGACCGATGCTCAAGATGGTCTTAAGCACTATGTCAGAGAAAAGATTGAGACAGATGTCTATACGGACTACTCTACTGATAATTTAATGGCAAAAGCTGTGGAAAGATACAGTTTCGGATGGTCAAACCCACGCGCTGTTTATGGTAGTAACGGACCTTAATATTAGTCGGCTCTCTTAGGGGAAATATATGTCATTACTGTTAAATTTTACTGCGCCAACTGCATTAACCAGTCCTTTGCTGGTTGGTCCTCCGGTTGCGACGACTGGCGGGTCTATCGACAGTATTCCATCGCTGACATTAGTGAGTACTGTTCCTGTTTCAGCCACATTGGAGCTTCAGGGTACAGCTAGCGGGCTTCTTCTGAATCGAGTGACGACTATTGAGCGTGATGCGATTGTTACGCCTGCGAATGGAATGTTGGTATATAACACAACGACAGACCAGCTCAATATTTACGCCGCTTCTGCCTGGACAATTGTAGAAGCAAGCGGTGGCGCAATTGTATCAACGTCCATCCAAAATGGTGCTGGTACTGTAGCGCTTCCAAGTTACACATTTACGGGCGATACGAATACCGGGATGTGGAGTAGTGCCGCTGATGTGATTGATTTCTCATCGGCTGGTGCGCGAACGCTTCAGGTTGAAGGTACTGGGGCTCTTGCTATTTCTGGTGGCACCAGTGCTGGTGGAATTCGTCTCTGGAATCAAGCGAACACATTCTGGTCATTGATTAAGTCCGCTGCGGTTGCTTCTAACCTCACCTGGACATGGCCTCTTATTGATTCCGCTGTTCCGGCTGGTGGAATATCCACGACAACAGCTATCCCAATGTCTTCAAATGCTTCTGGTGTATTAGCGTTCTCAAATACTGGAATGGCTTATGCCACTGGAACAATTACGTCTCAAAATATCATAGATATGGCTACAACTGGGGTCACGTTACTTGGAACCCCTGGGGTTGGTTTTGCATATGTTATTCATAGTTTTGGTTTAGAGCTTATTGGTGGAACTGCATATGGTAACGGTGGAACAGTTTACTTGCAGTACGGTACAACCGGTGCTGGAACTGTTACGGCTACAGCTATGTTGCCTGCAACAGCGGTAACAGCTGCATCTACTGGCAATAATACATTTGCAACCGTGAATGGTTTAATCGGAGCAAACAAGAACGGAACAACGTTATCGGGAACACAGCAAACAACTGCCGCTACGTCAAATGCTGTTATTTCCATTACGGCATCAACGGCATTTATTACAGGTACTGGTACAGCCAAGTGGTATATCTGGTACTCAATCGTGCCAATAACATAAACGATAGGATTTATTTAACATTAAATAGGAAATGGAGCGTAAGACATGGAAAAGTTAGTAGCGACAATTGAAACGCAGATTAAGGCATTACAAGAGGCTTTAAACAAGCATACAGATGCATTATCTAAATTGGAGAATGACAGGACCGTTATAATTGCTGAAATTAGCAAGCTTAATGGAGCTATTGTTGGGTATCGCGATTCAGCGAATCTTATGAAGCAATCATTGGTATCCGATTCTAAAGAAGCAAATGATGCTCTGAAACCACTAGAAGGCGAAATTATCGCCGCAGGGGAATAATGGCTAGATCAGCTGTTTTTACATGGCCAGCTTCCAGTGCGACCGCAATATGCGCGTCTCAAAACAGGGCATCCGCTGGTGCTCTGATTATCAATGGTGGTTTAGCGACTAATGCTTTACCACCAGACTCTAATGCTGTTGCGCCATTTGTGAAGTTTGTTGGATATTCGCGCGTTATTACGGTCAGTTCAGCCTCGAATGTCGCTACCGTTAACTTTACAATTACTGGCACATATCGAAACTTACCTCAATCTGCCGTGGTGACGGGCGTTAGTGGTAATACTGTTGCAACCACTGCATTGTTTGATACGGTTACTGACGTTTCTATTAGTGCGACTCTTGGCGCATTTAACGTTACAGTTGGTACAGGAACAACAGGTCAGACCTTATGGTACAGATTTAATGATAATGCTTCTGTTTGCGCTATGACAGCTCAGATAGTTGTTACCGATACAATCAATTACACCTTACAGGGAACATTAGATTCGATTGAAACTACTGCGGCCCCTGCCGTATTTAGTCCTATATTCCCGATGATTGCTGCTACAACCAGTCTTGCCTATCCTTTAGGTATTTATCAGATAGCCAATACAGCCGCCGTTAATTACATCTTGTCTGCGCCGACACCAGTTAAGTATGCAAATATTCTAATCAATTCAGCCGGTGCCGCTGGGGCTTTAGTAGCAACCTTTGTTCAGCAAGGAGTTACTTAAATGAGTAGAGCTAAGAAAGAAGTAATGCGAGAGGGTGGAAATTTCATTCAGAAAGCCATTAAGAATCCTGGGGCATTGCATCGCAAGCTACATGTTCCTAAAGGCGAGAAGATTCCTGCTAAGAAGCTTACTAAAGCGACGCACTCCAAGAATCCAACTTTAAGGAAAGAGGCTATTCTTGCTCGCACCTTAAAGCGTCTACACAATGGACACAAATAAGGATGAGCGGTAGTGACTACTTCTGGAACTTACTCATTCTCATCGCCTGAAAGCGTTGACTTAATCACTGATGCTTATGAGCGCATTAGTATTTCTGGTTCCGAAATCACAGAGCAAAAGATAATCACTGCTCAGCGTTCTATCAATTTATTATTAAGCTCTATCCCAAATAAAGGTTTGAATCTTTGGACTGTGCAGCAGTTCATGATAAACCTGATTCCAAATCAAGCCTCTTATAATATGCCTGCTAATACTATTGATATAAAGGAGGCGAATCTAAGGCAATCCAATAGAAACCTTGGTGGAACCGCGTTCTCTTCAGCGGGCGGGACGGCTTCTAATGCATTTTCTAATAATCCAGCATTGGCTTGCACTCAGACGGCACCAGATGGATATATTAGTTATAACTGGAATACATCAGGTTACGCGATTTCATTGGTAGGTGTTCAGTCAAATGCAACCTTAACCTATACGTTAGTGTTTGAGTACTCTAATGACGATATAACCTGGACTGAGGTAGGCTCGCAAGTCGCTCAATCGTATGCGGCTGGCATTATTGTATGGTTTGTCATTCCGGCCCCTACTAGAGGAACTCTTTTTAGGGTTCGTGAAACGGATGGAGAGACGCTTAATATACGAGAGCTTTATTTTAATACTGGCATTTATGATTTAATTATAATGCCTATGTCTCGTTTTGAGTATATGAGTATATCTTATAAGAATCAGTCCGGACCTCCGTCAAGTTATTACTTAGATAAGCAAATAAACCCTATTGTGAATATTTGGCCTGTTCCAACGGCTCAGTATAACAATTTGTATTTTACGGCTACGCAAGCAATTCAAGATATAGGGCAATTGAGAAATAACCCTCAAATTCCCGCTAGATTCCTGGAAGCATTGACGGCGGTTTTAGCCTATCAATTAGCCATAAAGTTCAGTCCTGAGCGAGTTCCTATGTTGAAGGAGCTTGCTGACCAAGTAATGACCTCGGCCAGCAAGTCTGACGTTGAGCGTGTACCACTTAGGATTTATGGAAATTACAGTCAGGGATGGGCTGAATCATGACAATGAGACCGCACGGTAAGCATGTACAAATAGACCCCGATTCTCCGAAAGCGTTAGGTATCTGTGATTACACAGGATTTGTGCATATGCGAAAGGATTTGGTGCGACAAATGGAGTGGAGAGGAAACGCACTTATCTGGACAGGGCTTTATGTAGGTAGAAACTACCAAGATGTTCCTAATGAGCAGAATAGGCCGCCTATATTGCCTCCTGATCCAATCCCTGTTTTATGGCCACGCCCACCACGAACAACGCAGATTACGTGGAGTCAGGGTTTAGGAATTCCTTGGAATCAGTTAAGTCAAGTCACGTGGGGAACTTGGGGAACAATAGAGAATGGTTCTCAAGCTCTTCCTGAAGGCGAGAGATTACAGCAATTACAGCAAGTGCGTTTTATGGGGGGAGCGTGACATCTTTAACACTTTTAGAACCGGAATACAGTTACGGAGATGTTGTAACTCTCACCAATAATGGCGGTGGTTTAACGACGACTCTTTCTAATATTCAGGATGGTCTTGGTAACAATAGCACGGTGCAGTTATCAACGATTGCCGCGAACTTTAGTAGGGCCGGTGCTAATACGTTTCAGTTAGATGGGACAGCTGTTACGGCAACCGTAGATAGCATTAATTCTATGTGCGCAACGGTTCCTACTTTACTGCCTTTAGCGGCAGACCCAGTAGGTGCTAATGGCATGATTTATTACAACACCCTAACTAATCACATTCGAGTATTTGTGAATGGTTCTTGGGAAGATCTCTTGTAAGGTGAAAATATGCCAATAAATCTAGTATCTCCTGGACGTGTAACAACTGCATTCTTAATTACCGATACCGGAACCGCTGCGGGCGGCTCTTCAGATGCAATCGCAGGATTGACTAAGGTCAATAATCAGCCAGTAACGGTCGCTTTGGAACTTCAGTCTTCTCTAGGTGGGTTACTGCTATCAAGGTTAACAACAGCAGAGCGTAATCTGATGGTTGTTACGAATGGATTCATGATTTACAACTCTGATGAGAATACATTCAATATATATCAAAATAACGTTTGGACTAGCATATCAAATACTCTCAATACTATATCTAGTGTTGTTTCCGGCTCTACAGCCGCAGCGTTAAGCGTTAATACGGTATCAGGGGTTGCCACAATCACATTAGGGGTAGAATTAGTCGAGTTGGCATTGCTTTCCGGGATTGGTTTTGTAACAAGGGTTGACGATCACACCTATACGAATCGAGAATTTACAGTTGGTTCCTCTAATCTAACCATTGCTAATGGTGATGGCGTTGCGGGATTACCCGCTTATGACTTAAATACTACATTGACTAATTTAACCTCGATAGATGTTGGTAATCTTTTATTATCTGCAAACACAATTGATTCTACGAGCGGCAGTATAACGCTGAACCCGAACGGTGGTGCCAGCATGGTATTCACTACTGGGTATTTGGTATTAAATGCAGACCCAACCACTTCCTTGGGTGCCGTTACCAAGCAATATGTTGATGCGATTGCGGCTGGATTATCCTTTAAAACAGCGGCTTATGCCGGAACAACGGCCAACTTAAGTGCCACTCAAGCAGGTGCTGGCGTTGGAGCAACACTAACCAATAACGCTACGCAAGCTGCATTCTCTGTGGATGGTGTAAGCCCGCCTATAAACTCTCGTATATTGGTTAAAGATCAATCCGCAACATCCCATAATGGTATTTATTCTCTAACAACAGTTGGAACAGGTGCAACTAACTGGGTTTTAACCAGAACTACAGATTATGACCAAGCAGTAGAGATAGTCCCAGGTAATATCGTTGCTGTAAATAACGGCACTATAAATGCCGGAACATCTTGGGTTCAAACAGCTACGGTTACGACTGTAGATACAGATCCAATTCTGTTCAGTCAGTTCACATTTAATACCAGCAATGCTAAATATATATTGCAAACTGCTACTTCGTTGTTACCAAACGCGCAAAGCTTAGGCGCGCTAACAACTGGATTATTGAAAAATACTGTCACTGCAAGCACTGGCGTATTAAGTAAAGCGGTGGCGGGCACTGATTATTATTCCCCAGGTAATCCAACTACAATTATTGATACGGCCACTTCGGTAGGGGTAACTGATAATTTATTTGTTGGTACTTTATCTGGAAACTTAACCCTAAGTGGCTCTAACAATAGCGGTTTTGGTGTTAATGTTTTAACCGCATTAACTAATGGCGGCAACAATACGGCAGGCGGCTTTCAGTCTGGTGTAAGCTTAACGTCTGCTAGTAACAATACATTATGGGGGTATCAATCCGGAGCTGCTTTAACATCAAGTCCTGCAAATGCATTTTTCGGATACCAAAGCGGTCATGCGTTACAAACAGGTGTGGGTGGTAATGCTGGTTTCGGGTATGCTTCACTCCAAATAGCAACTACATTGGTTGACTCAACGGCATTCGGTGCTGATGCTGGTTCTGCTCAACTGTCTTATACTAGTTGCTCTTTTCTTGGATTTAATGCAGACGCATCCGTTAATGCATTAACAAATGCCACCGCTATTGGAGCAAACGCTAGTGTATCAGCAAGTAACTGTTTGGTATTGGGAAGTAGTGCCAATGTTGGTATTGGAGTTAGTAACCCATCCGAACTATTACATGTTGTCGGTAATATTCGAATTTCTACTGCCAATGCCTTAAAGCTATACAATGCAGGAAATACGCATTTTGCAGGTATAAAGGGCGGAAATACCGCTTCTGATATTACCTGGACTTGGCCTATTACTGATGCCGTTGGTGCGCTTCAATCCGATGGGTCTGGAACGTTATCAATCGCACCGATTACTACTTTAGGATCGTTAACTGGTATCGTAAAAATCGATGCCTCTAGCTCAAGTAATGCACTTGGAATCTATACGGCAACTTATTCAACTGGAACAGCCAGTCAATCTGGAACCACCGTAACCGGTTCTGGCACAGCCTTCAACACTAATATGACTGGCGGGTTACTTGTTTGGGCAAATGGCACTAGCACTATTATTTATGCGGTTACCAGCTCAACTGTTTTACAGGTTTTAAGTACTGCAACCGTTACAAGTCAGGCGTTTGTCATTTATTATGGCGGCTTTGCAGCATCTGGAGCATTTGCAAGCGTAGGTTTTCTTGTTTTCTCTGGAAATTTCACGCCATCTTATGTTGGTGCACCATTAGACTATTATGAAGAACTTACTATAACTGCAAATTGGACCGGTGTTAACACTGTCTCCCGCAGCGTGTATTTGTCACGCATTGGCAATATTGTCACTATGCGAGTAGACCAGGTGACTAGCGGAAGCGGTAATTCTGTTGCGGTATGGACATTTGGTACGGTTATACCTTCTAGGTTTTTACCTTCAACCAGTGCCGGAGATTTGAATTTTCCTATAAGAATCTCAACCAATAGTACGACGGCGTTAGGCTTGATAATCATTAATACAACCACGGCAACCGTTGGGACTGTCACAGCATACGCAACAATCACAGCTGGTAGCTTTGCGTCTACTGGTACATCTCAGATTTTTCAGTCTAGCTTCTCATGGACAATGCAATAAGGGTTATTTATGACGATGACATATAATTCTTTAGTACAGCAGGTTCAGGATGAGCTTGATAGATATGATACGTTATTCGTTTCCTATATTCCTAATTTAATTGCGCAAGCAACAGACCGAATCAATTCTGATTTAAAGAATATTGGATTTGAACAGTATGTAACAGGCGCATTCATCGCAACGCATAATGTGCAACCTAAGCCTGCTCGCTGGAGACGCACAATCACATTTAATTATGGAACGGGTGTAGGATTTAATACTAGAACCGTTATTGAGCTTAGGCCGAAAGAGTTTTGCGTATCTTATGCGCCTGATTCTACAGAATTAGGAGCTCCTAGATTTTACGCTGACTATGGGTTTTATAACTTTTTGATTGTTCCAACGCCAGATTTAGCATATCCATTTGAGCTTGGATACCTTGAAATACCAGAAGTTATTACCGCTAATAATCAAACCAATTGGTTAACGAATTATGCGCCAAGTCTTTTGCTGTACGCAGTTCTTTTGGAAGCGGTTATTTACTTGAATTTTCCTGAACGTGTTCCTGTCATGCAAGCTGAGTATGACAGAAGATTGGGACCATTAGCAGCTCAAGACCAGGAAAGAAAGTTAGACAGAATCTCAAACTTGAGGACAGATTAGTATGTCCCAACCTGCTGACAAGATATTTCCATTAATGTTTCCGCCTGGAATACAGAGGGATGGAACTGGATTTTCTAGCAAATACTGGACTGATGGTTTATGGGTGAGATTTTATTCAACCGGTGGCGACATTGCAATGCCAAGAAAGATTGGTGGGTATAAGCAATTAACTACCACGGATAACATTGCAAGAGGCATCTATGTATTACCGAATCCTCCGGACTTTAATGTATATATTGGTGACCAAGATGAGCTTTTTTATATACCGATAGATCAGTTCGGTAACGTATTAGGCCCCGTCCAAGCAAGGACACCCTACGCATCAAATTATGCAACTGGAACAGCCAGTCAAGCCTTAACTACTGTTACGGGTATTGGAGCAGTCTTTATTCCTGCAATGGTTGGTGGGTTAATTGTATTTACGAATGGTTCTCGTGGAAATATAACAGCATACATTAGCGCAACCTCATTAACAGTAGATAGCTCTCAAACTGTAGCTGCTCAAGGGTATACGATTTATTACCATAAGATTCCACAAAATGCTAATAATGACTGGCAATTCGATACCATGTATTCAACCATCAATAATTCTGCTTTATTGATAGCATTTGCAGCCCCAAACCTTTCCTCTATTGCCAGCATGGTCGAAAGCGCTGTTTATTATGGGGATGCCCTGGCAACTACACCACTTGCGCCAACCGGCTTTAATGTGTCTGGTGGAATAGTCGTTCTATCTCCTTTCTTGGTTATGTATGGAAATGATGGCGGGATAATTATCTCTAATGCGAACGATCCAACAACTGAACTTTTCAACGCGCGTATCACAAACTCAAAGATTGTATATGCACTGCCTGTTCGTGGTGGCAACTCAAGTCCTTCTGCATTGTTTTGGAGTTTAGATAGTTTAATCAGAATGACAACCGTTGGCGGTGCTGAGCAATTCTCATTTGATACTGTGACTGCGCAGAGCTCTATCTTATCTAGCAGAGGTGTCATTGAGTACGATAATGTCTACTATTGGGCGGCGGTAGATCGTTTCCTGTACTACCAGGGAGTGGTTCAAGAATTGGTAAATAATAAATCTTTGGACTTCTTCTTTTCAAATCTAAACTACAGAGAACGCCAAAAGGTATGGGCAACTAAAGTTACGGCTTTTGGTGAAATTTGGTGGTTCTATCCTAGTGGAGATAGTACAGAATGCGATCGCACACTTATATTTAACGTAAGACATCAGTGTTGGTATGACACGCCTATTAATAGAAGTGATGGATACTTCGACCAAACGTTTTCTAAACCTATCTGGACAGATAACGTTCCAAATGGAGGTGGAAAATACCCGGTTTGGATCCACGAGACTGGAGTAGACCAGAACGTAGGCAATGTGCTTACTGCAATAGATTCGTTCATTCAAACCGGTGATATCGCCTATTGTGCGAATGGTCCAGGAGGGGAGCGCGTAGGCCTAGATAGATGGGTATACCTTACTCGCGTAGAGCCTGACTTTGTGCAAACCGGAGAATTAACCTTAACCGTATCTGGACGTGATTATGCACGCTCAAATCCTGTTAGTTCTAATCAAAACCCTTATTTAATTACTGAAGATCAACTAAAGCAAGACATGCGTGAACAGGCGCGTGAAATGCGATTGAAATTTAGGAGTAATGTCATTAATGGAAATTACTTTATGGGTAATACATTACTTGTATTGAGAATAGGGGACGGAAGACAAAGTGGAAATACTGTTTAAAAAAGGATGGTGTCAATTTGAACCCACCCTTTCAGTTGTACGATTTTATAGCGGGGAATATAGATGGTAATCCCTTTGTATGTAACTCTAAAAGAGTGGGCAGCATCGTTGGTAATTGATTTTCCTGACGATAATATTCCGTTGCTGTATAATGAAGTCAATTGGAAAACGTGGGGAAATTTTTTAGTAGACTCGACGAGCTTCGCTGATAATTTTTCGCCTGCCACTAGTGGCTTTCTGGATTGGAAGCACTGGGCACAGGCTGTGTTTTTAACAATGGCAAACTTTTAAAAGGAACTTATTTTATGTCATTCCTATCTAGCATCTTTAATCCTATCGGTAATGCCCTTTCAACTGTTGGAAATGGAATTTGGTCTGGCGTAAAAGGAATCGGTCATGTGATATCTCCGTTTGCCGGATTGGCAGGAAGTACCTTAGGCGGAATGGTAGGCGGTCCAGCCGGTGCAGCTCTTGGGGGTTCGCTCGGAAACATGGTCGGGGGTCTCATCGGCGGTGGCGGCGGAGGAGGCGGCCAACAACAACAGCAGCAAGCCGGTTACGGACAACAATTTGGCCAACAAGCTGGTCAGCAAATACAAAATCAAATGAATCCTTACATGCCGCAAGGTTATGGTAATTCATCCTTCAATCAGATGGCCCCTCAATACGGACAACAATTTGGCCAACAAGCCGGTAATTGGATGCAGAATCAATTATCCCCTTATATGCAACCAGGACAAAATTTCGGACAAGGTGCACAACAGGCAGGTAATTGGTTGGGCGACCGTATCAGCGGAATGATGCCGCAGGCTTTTGGTCAATACGGACAGCAGGCAGGTAATTGGTTAGGTAATCAAGCTGGTAACTACCTGAAGGGTAGAATGTCTCCTGAAATGCAAGAAATGGATATGGGCAGATTTACGGGAATGTTACCCGGAGCATTTGGTAATTTAGGACGACAGGCTGGCGAATCATTTAACAATCGATTTGAATCATCGTTGCCACAATCATTGCAAGGTATGGGGTATGCAACACCTAGAAACATCATGTCAAATATGGGCTCAAGATTTGGGCACGCATTTGGTGGTGGTGAAGGGTATGCGCCTGTAGCCCCGCAAGCCCCTGAAGCACCAGCAAGCTTTAGCCGCCCTGGTGGATATCATGGTAGAAACATTCCGCAAGCCCCACAAGCCCCTCAGATGCCAGAAAGATACAGTCGAAGAGGCGGGTACTATGGGCCGCAAAGATATGCAATGGGTGGCCATGTTGAACAGTTCCCACATCGCAGCAGCTTAAGTGACGCAATTGAAATGATGCATATGGGTGGGGAATCATACGCTTAAAAAAGTAGAGGAATTTACTATGACTAATTTTTACGCACATGGTGGGCACGTAGGAGCTCATGCTGATAAACGAGATGCATTACAGCATAAGAATGAACGTCAACATGCACCTATTAAGCATATAGATTCGCCTGCGCACTTACGCTATGCCGCTGAAGAGATAAGAAAGGCTGGGCGCGGTAGAGATAAAATCCTTGCGCATATTAATCCTGAAGAAGCCAGAGAGTTAAGCGTTATGCACGGCGGTGACATTAACCGAAAAACTGGACTTCCTCAATTTGGGAAAAAATGGAATTTCTTTAGAAGGACATTGATGCCTGCGTTAGCCTCTATCGGAGGTTTTTTGTTAGGCGGTCCACTTGGAGCAGCAGCAGCAGGCAGTGTTGCTGGGGCTATTGGAGATATGAATCACCCTCTTCAAGGAATTGGAAGGGGGCTTACATCCGCCGGACTTACAAGTCTGGGTGGTGGAATATTTGGCTTCGGTCCCGGAGCTGCTTCAGGAGCTGCGGGAGGCACAGGCGGTGGCTTGTCTAACCTATTCAGTGGAATGGGCGGTGGAGCGGGCGGTGGCGGCGGCTTGTCTAATCTATTCAGCGGGATGGGCGGCGGTGGCGGCGGCGGAGGCCTATTACCCTCGGTAATGGGTATGGGTTCAATGTTTGGCGGAGGTCGAGGACAGCAGCAGCCCGATCATCCACAACAACAGCAGCAGCCGCAACAAGGTGCGTCTCAGAATCAAGGCGGATTCTTGAATAACCTTATGCAGAATCCTTTGCAGAGCGCATTGTTGGCTACCTCTATTCTTGGAACATTGCATGAAGGCAATAACGCTAGAAAATATAACAAATCGTTGCAGCAACAGCATGATGACATGAGAGCCCAATTCAATGGTCAATCCGGCAATGCATACGCACCCCATAAACGTTCTAGAAAAAAAGACAGACGAAAGTTAATGCCTGGGGATGAGGGATATGACCCAGAGAATCGTTATTACGAAGATATTAACCCAGAGCCCGAATACTATGCGAGAGGCGGTTATGTGAATGGTGCCTCAGGTGGTCAAGATGATGATGTAAAGGCAAAGTTAAAGCCAAATGACTACATCATGGATGCTACCACGGTAAGTCTTGTAGGGGATGGAAACTCAAAGGCGGGTGCCGCTCGAATTAAGCGAGAGATAGAAGACAAGTTTGTAAAAGGTGGCATTACTCGAAATTATCCCGTGAGCCATAATAAGCGCGCAATTATAGATGCAAGATTATCGCCAGGTGAATACCGAGTTCCAAATCATGTAGTTGCATCTATTGGAAAAGGGAACCCGAGGGAAGGCGCTAAAGTGCTGGATAAGATGCGTCACAATCTTAGAAGACATAAAGGTGTTAAGACGTTTCTGCCTCCGAAATCGAAACCCTTAACGTCATACATGAGGTAATGAGATATGCCATATAATTTTGGTTTTGGTTCTAATACGTTGCCTAATTTTTTATTAGGTCCATTAGAAAGAATTTCTAAAGAAGCCGAAGAACTAAGGATGGCTAGGGATATGCCTTACGCGCCTATGCCTGGGTATGAGCGTCAAGCGCCTATTCCTGCAGATATGCTACAAGCGCATCAATTAGGAAGAAAGCCCAATAAGTGGAAGCGCGATATTGGGAATGCTAAGTTTTACGCGGAACAGGGTGCGCGTGGTTTTCCTGAAACGTATTCGCAATATATGGACCCTTACCAAGCGCAGGTTGCAGACAGATTGCGAGAGCAAGGTATTCGGACCCTAAGGGAAGGGATATTGCCGGAATTAGATTTAAGATTTATTGGCGCAGGTCATCATGGTTCTTCTCGTCATAGGGGAATGTCTGAGAGAGTCTCTAGAGACATGCTTAACGAAATACAGGAACAACAAGCAAAATTACTATCTAGCGGATGGAGAGAGTCAGGAAGGATGCACGCAGCAGATAGAGCCAATGAAATGGCGGCGGCACAACAGCTCGGAAATCTTGGACTTCACGCTCAAGCAGGTCGATTATCTGATATCTCATTGTTAGAGAATCAGGCAAGGTACTTACAAGCTCAAGACCAAATGCGCAGAAGTCTTGCTCATGAAACTTACCTGAATGAAGAGCAAAAGCCATGGCAGAAACTCGAGAGACAGGCCGCCCTTATGCATGGAATGCCATATCAAAATATGACTCAGCATAGATTTGCTGAAGCACCGTTAAATGCGCCTTATCAGCAGTCTCAGGTGGGTGGGATTTCAGACGTGGCAGGTCAACTATATAAACTATCCAGGATGCACAACCCATGATGACACCAGCACAGTTAATGATGCAGCAAATGATAATGCAGCAGCAACAGCAGCTTCAGGGGAATCCTATTAGTCAAGGAACGCTTGAAGGTATGAGAGCGGCTGAGAAATCTATTCAGATGCATGAAGGCCAGAGAAGGAAGGCGTTTTCAGCGGGTATCTCTAACTTTGCTGCTCATCGCAGAAATGACAACGTACAACAAGGGCAGTTAGCAAGAACTGCGCCTCAATTGTTCGCGGATGCTCTTGGTAGTGCTGGCGATACCTATTTAGCAGAGGAGGCAAAGGCTAAAGAGTTAAATGCGCGCTTGCTGGCTCGTCAAATGGAGCAAGAGGCTAAGCGTCGCGAGGAACAGATGTATCTTGCGAAGATGCAATACGAGATGGAAAAGGGGGAATCTAAGGCGGCTGAAGATAGAGCTTATAATAAGCGGTATTTAGATATCATGGAAAATAAAGTACATAAGGACAATGTAACGCCCGAACAAGAGATGAATCTATTTAAGAATGTTCCGGAAGGAGATGTCCCGTTAAAACTCATGGGAAAGACCGAAAGAGCTTCTGCTGTTAAAGATATGGTTGAAATGACAAAGGCTGGGAAGCCCGCAATGCATATTGTGAAGGAAGCTAAAGTATTAAATGAAATTCTTGGAAAATACCCAGATTTGTCTACTGATTTAGCAAGAGCTTGGAAACCGGGTTCGTCAAAAGAGCCTACCAGCGTGGATTTGATTAGATTAAGTTCTATGGACCAGAAAAAAAGGACCGCTTTAGAGAAGGGTGAAAAAATTATTCAAGATTTGCTTGTGAGCCAAGTAAAGTCAATGAAAGGAACTTCTACAACTGATATTATTAAACAAGCCATTGCTTCAGCTCTTCCTCATATGAGCAACAGTTCTGAAGCTAATCAATACATTTTAAGAAATGTCATTGAGGAGTTCTCTGAAACAGCAGACCAAGCTCGCAGAGCTCAAAAAGGTTTAGTTGGTCAATATTATACACCAAGAAGAACTCCTGAAGTTGAGGAGGAGCATTCATCTCCTAATAGTCCAGAATTAGCGTCAGATATTCAGTCGCTTGCTAATCAAGTTCGTCAGGAGTACCCGGAATTATCGAATGCTACAGATGAAGAAATAAAAGGATGGGTTGATGCCGGATATTATGAAAAGGCTAGAGCAGGGAAATAGTAATGAGCCGAACGCCAGAAGAGTTAAATAATCTTATCTCTAGGAAAAGAACTCCTGAGGAGCTAAATAATCTTGTCTCTAAATACCTGGCCCCATTGAATCCTGGCGTTGATTTTATCCAGAAACAAAATAAGCCAAATTTAACTAATAATGCAATCACTAGATATATAGAAAAACAAAATCTAAATCAAGAAGAAGATAAGTTGAGAGCTAAAGAGCCTGAGCATAACCTTTTAGAGCGAATCGGTATGGGGGCTCGGGGGGCTATAGAAGGTGTTGGAGAGGTAGCGGATATAGCAAATAAATATCTTATTCCCGGAGTTCTGAAAAGTAATCAGGCTCAGCGTTACATAGGTTCCCCCGAGCAATATCAAGCAGAGCAGGAACAGCTTGCCAATATAACAGAGGACTTGAAGCATTCAAATCTTACAAGACAACTTCCAAGACAATTTGAAAATCTTGTTGAGGATATTGTTGGGCAACCATCATTAAGGCCGTCAAAAGTAGATACCGTTGGAAATGTCATACATACTGGGGCAAAAATGGCCCTTCCTCCCTATATTGGTGGAGGTCCTGCAAAGACGTTTGCCGGAAGAGCATTGGGTCAAATAATTCCTGCATTTTCAGCTTCAACCGCAATTCATGCAACTCCCGCAATATTTCAAGAAGGAACGGGAGCGCGTGGAGTAGAGGATATTGCTAAGGCAATTATAGGGGGGGTTGCTGGTGGAAAATTGGCGAGTCATATTACGGGACCAAAGCGCGAACTTATACATGATTTAGAGAAATTATCCTCACAGGGACGTTTTAAACAAAAGCCAAGCATTGGGGCTAAGATACTCGCCACCGGGGCAGTTAACCCGGATGTTAGAGGTCTTGAGTTGGCCGCCCAGCATGGCGTAGAGGTTCCATTTAATGTTGGTCTTGACTCTAAAATCCAGAACTATGTTTCTAATAATACGTTTAGATCTATATTCACCGCCAAAGCGCTTAAGGAGGTTTGGCAGAAATCTAGCGAAAGTATGATTAATGCTGTCAGAAAATCTATAGATCACTTGGGTGATTCTAAGGCTAAGCCTACAAAGGCGTCTCAAGAGTACAAGAGCTTTTTAAAATCTGAATA